CCGATCTTCTGGAAGTTTCTCCCCGATCACGCAGGTTACGGTTCAAACAGGCCCATGTTTGGGCCAACCAGTCCAAGGCCCTACAGGATGAGTACCAAAGTCAAACCGCTGCGCCGGGGGCTAGAGAAGCCACGCCTTCACAGCCCACTGCTAAAAGGTAAAAGCCGCATCGATGAAGTATCCGAGCTGGCAGAAAAGATCGGCTACCCGTTATTACCTTGGCAGCATTTCGTGTTATCAGATATGTTGCGTGTCGATGCTGATGGTGGCTTTATTCGCAAGACAAACCTAGTTTTATGCGCCCGGCAAAACGGCAAAACCCACCTTGCCCGTATGCGTATCTTGGCTGGCATGTTTCTATTTGATGAAAAAAAAATCTTGATTATGTCATCTAATCGAGGCATGGCACTTAGCACCTTTAGAGAAGTGGCTTATGCCATTGAAGGATGCCCTGAGTTAAAGGCACAGGTTAAGGCGATCCGCTATGCCAATGGTACTGAATCGATCGAACTGCTAAATGGCTCACGGCTAGATGTTGTAGCTGCTACTCGAGATGGATCGCGTGGCCGTACAGCTGATTTGCTATTTATCGATGAAGTACGCGAGATAACCGAGGAAGGCTACGCAGCTGCGCTACCGACTACACGCGCCCGGGCCAATGCTCAAACCCTAATGTGTAGCAATAGTGGTGATGCCTTTAGTACGGTGCTTAATTCGCTGCGTGAACGCGCCCTATCTAACCCATCTAAAACGTTTGGCTTTTATGAGTACAGCGCGCCACAGTTTGCCAAGATAACCGACCGCCAAGGCTGGATAGCGGCCAATCCTGCGCTAGGCCATACGATCACTATGGAGTCGATCGAGGAAGCCCTTAACACCCAATCAGTCGAGCAATTTCGCACCGAAACCTTGTGCCAGTGGATCGACAGCCTTCAATCACCTTGGCCTTACGGATCGATCGAGGCAACCAGCGATAACAGCCTTAAAATGTCACCCGGGCCGCTTACAGTATTTGCCTTTGACGTATCCCCTAGCCGCCGCGATGCGAGCCTAGTTATGGGGCAGCTGCTACCCGATGGCCGCGTAGGTGTTGCCGTATTGGAAACTTATAACAATCAGGTAGCCGTAGATGAGCTAAAAATTGCGGCAAGTATTAAAGGCTGGTGCGATCTTTACTATCCGCGCACGGTTTGCTTTGATAAATACACCACCGCATCGATTGCCAAACGGCTAGAACTATCAGGCGTTGCCGTGCGTGATGTATCGGGTGCTGAGTTCTATACAGCTTGTAGCGATTTACACGATGCCCTAAGTAACGGCCGCCTAGCTCATAGTGGCCAAGAATTGCTAGTACAACATATGAATAACAGCGCAGCTAAGATTAATGACTCAGCTTGGAGAATCGTGCGCCGTAAGTCTGCTGGCCCTGTAGATATTGCTATCGGCCTAGCTATGGTGATCCACATACTTGCCCAGCCCGTACAGGAAGCCAAAATATACGCCTAGCGACACGCCGAAGCAAATCGGTAATATGCTTGACAATTTGAAAAAATCCCACCTATGGGATTACTGGAAACTTTAGGCTTTAAGGGTAAGGCAGAAGTTACTGCCCAATACGCCCCTGCCATAATGGATAGTAGCTACGGCGTAGGCATGTACAGCTATAACAGCGGCCTATCTAACTATGGTTATGGCGTTGCGATGGATCGCACTATTGCCTTACAAGTACCTAGCGTTAGCCGTTGCCGTAACTTAATCGCAGGTGTTATATCTAGCATCGATCTAGGACTTTATAAAAAATCTACGGGCAAGAAATTAGAATCCCCAGTATGGCTAGATCAACCTGATATACGCCAACCGCTTAGTGTGACTATCGCCTACACAGTAGATGCTTTGCTATTTTATGGCGTTGCTTATTGGCGCGTTACATCACTTTACGCAGATGATAATCGCCCATCAGGTTTTGAATTTGTACCAAATACACGCGTTACCGTAACTACAAATAAGTATGGTGATGAAGTTCAATATTACGCAGTTAATGGTGAGCAAGTACCTATGGGTGGTATTGGATCGCTTGTAACTTTCCAATCATTATTGCCTGGTGTATTACAAACTGGTGGCCGCACAATTCAAGCTGCGTTAGATATTCAAAAGGCCGCAGCAGTCGCAGCTGCTACACCAATGGCCACAACTATCTTGAAAAATACTGGTGCTGATCTACCTGAAGCGCAAGTACAAGGATTATTAGCAGCTTGGAAATCGGCTAGACAAAATCGTAGTACGGCGTATTTGACTAGCACTTTAGAAGCGCAAAATATTGGTTTTAGCCCTAAAGATATGACCTATAACGAAAGCAGCCAGTACTTAGCTACTGAAATTGCGCGTTTAATGAACGTGCCTGCGTATTACATAAGCGCAGATATGAATAACAGCATGACCTACCAAAATATATTAGATGGTCGCAAAGAATTTGTAGCGTATTCACTACAGCCATTTATCAGCGCGATTGAAAACCGTTTAAGCATGGATGATCTAACAGCGCACGGTAATCGTGTGCGTTTTGCTGTAGATGAAACTTTCCTACGCGCCGACACTATGGCGCGACTAGATGCTATTGAAAAGATGTTAAACCTTGGCTTGATAGATGTATCACAAGCACAAGAAATGGAACAGCTAACGCCAAATGGATCAGGAGATACAGTTAATGTTACAACTAACGTTTAGTAATTCAATCGAGGCGGCCGATGCTGATCGCCGTATTATTTCGGGCAAGATCGCACCATACAATGAAGTCGGTTATACATCTGCTGGCCCGGTTGTATTTGAACGCGGATCAATCGCAATTCCTGATGTTTCAAAGATTAAATTACTTGCGCAGCATGACAGCACAAAGCCAGTTGGTCGCGCTATGAATTTTAGCGATAATACCGATGGCGTTTACGCAACTTTTAAAATTTCAAGTAGCAGCCGTGGACAGGATGCGCTTGTACTAGCTCAGGAGAACCTTGTATCTGGTTTATCCGTTGGTGTGGATGTATCCGCATCAAAGCAGATGAAGGGATACCTGTTAGTTACCGCTGCTGTCCTAAAGGAAGTAAGCCTAGTTGAAACGGCTGCTTTTGATTCCGCAGCTGTAACTGATATTGCTGCGGCACGAGCTGAACTAGAAGCAGCGACTAGCACCAAAGAAAAAATAACAACAGTTAATACGACCATCGTAGAAACTGAAACCGAAACCGAAACAGAAAACGAAGGAGATCCAGCTGTGACTACAGCCCCTATTGATTCACCGGATGTACCGGCAGAAAAACCAGCCGAGGCTGCGCCAGTTGAGGCATCTCGACCAATTATTCGCCCATCCGTATTAGACAGCCAAACAGTTCGTACACCAATCACATCAATGCCAAAGTACACAGAGCATAAGATCAAAGCTGCCCTAGGCAACCAAGATTCAATGCTTTATATTACTGCTGCTGATGATTCTTTCAGCACTAACCCAGGCTTTAACCCAACACAATACCTAAGCGAATTTGTTACTAACACACGTTTTGGTACACCAACTATTGATGCTTGTAGCCAAGGCGTTTTGCCACCTACTGGTATGACAATTAACGTGCCAGCACTTGTAACATCTGCTGGTGGCGGTACAGGCGTAGCACCTGTTGTAACAGTCGAAGCAGAAGCAGGCGCAGTACAAAATACAGGCATGGAAGTGCCGTTTCTTTCTGGAACTGTATCCAAGTACAGTGGCATGAATACGCTATCTGTAGAGCTTCTAGAAAGAGCTGGCTATCCTGGCTTTTATGAAGAGCTTACAACACAGCTACAAAATGCTTATTTAACAGCTATTGATACAGCCGCATTAGTAGCACTACAAGCTGCTGGAACTGCTGCCACACCTACAACAGCGGATAGTGCTGGAATTATTGCTTACTCATCAGAAGCAGCAGCTTTTATTTATAAGAGCACTGGCTACTTTGCGCAAAATTACATTGGAAACCCATCCCAGTACCAAGCATTATTAGGTGCTGTGGATACAACTGGCCGCCCAATTTATAACGCAATTCAACCAATGAACGCAGCTGGACAAGTCGCACCTTCATCAATTCGCGGCAACGTATTAGGTCTTGATCTATATGTAGATAAGAACTTTACTGCCACTACTTTTGACGATAACTCAGCTGTAATTCTCGCACCTGAAGCATTTACTGTTTATCGCAGCCCACAGGCTTTCATGTCTGTAAATGTAGTTTCTAACCTTCAGGTTCAGGTTGCTATCTACGGCTTTATGGCAACTATTGCCAAGATGCCTTACGGCATTGTTAAGTACCAGAAGGCATAACTAAAAAAACCCTAATAGTCGGTAAGGCATTAGCCCTTTGCCTTACCGACCCGATGTAAGTAAGGAGTACCGATGCCAGCTAGTTACGTTACCGTAGCCGAGCTACGTGCCAATTTAGGTATCGGTACTCTTTATACAGATGCTACGGTCGAGGATTGCTGCCAATCTGCGCAAGATCAAATTAACAGTTTCCTTTGGTTTGATTCTGCGCCAGTCGTGGGTACTGCTTTGGTAAGCAACGTTGCGACCGTAATGATCGCCAACCCCGGCATATTTACCGTTGGAGAATCG